GCCTTCTTATTTATGTTTTAACCTCTTGGGCGGCGGCTCGATAGTTAACCCTGAGGTGAGCCTAAGACTCAGGGGGCCGTAAATCGGCTCAGTTGAAGGTGATAAGAGGGGGGGCAGGTCCGGTACGAACTTGCTGCATGGCGAGCATGTTGCCCCTGTTCGAGAACTGGTTGTCCTGGCCACGCGATTCAATTATAGCCATAGTGGCATTGAGCGCGTGTGCTGCTTTCTCGTCAGCTGTTGGCTGGTGGCGGAGACCACCCTTTGGTTTGGGAACCGCGTCGTTGGAAACTCCGTTGAAGAAGTCAAACGCGGCGTACTTTGTGTCCTCCTTGAAGCCCTTATTGGCCCAGTTAGCAGGCGGGGTCCTCTCTTCCTTACCCTTGTTGTAACATATTTTGGCGTAGAACATGCAGAACTGCCTGAGGGTGCAGTGATTCTCAACATGGTCTTTCAGCTCGGCAAGGGCGATCCGGTTGTGAGATTCCCCAGATAGAGTGGTGTAGCGGGAGGCACCATTGTGGTAGCAGGCCCAAGCCAAACTGAACAGGTCAGTGGCATTGGCGTTATTGTGAGCCGCTTTCACGGCCTGTAGTATCTTTTGGATGGTTGCGGGGTTGGCCACTTTGTTGGCGTGGACTTCAGACCCAACCTGACCAACTTCCTCTTCAGTCGGGATGAGGTCGGCTAGTTGCGACGGTTGGGTCTGTGGCGGCCGTGGCGGTGGCGGGCTGGATCCTGGTTGATTTGGAAGGGTCGACATGGTTATTGTTAATTTTCGAACAGGAAGAAGAAACTTAACAAAGACCATACCGACTAAGTTTGTAGACAAACTTAGGACAGTTTTGGTGGATAAGGGCGAGAGCGTCACCTGGCAAGTTAGTGAGCTCGTGAGGCGTGTGTAAGTGTTTTGACAGAAGCAGAGCGCCTGCGTCGTAAAGCGCGAAGTCAACGACAGACTCAGAAGCTGTTCTTTTGGTGGATAGACGGAGCTCCAGACTTGTCGACGGTGGCGAGTCTCGGATGTCCATGGGAACCCGTGAGTGAATACTGTCGAATAGTAACACGCCATGAGTTCGGCATGGGAGCGTGGGGTGAACAGCGCGGTATTCTGGCAGTGGGTTCTGTGGGGGTGTTGTGCTGTCAGAGGAGTGTCCCATGGCGGCCAGCGCTCGAGCGATGGCGAGTAAGGCGTTCGTCGGGTCTGCCGTTGTGATACTATCTTTGAGTTCCTGCAGGTTGGCAAGAATGCGAGGACCAAGCTCGTTGCAGCTTTGCTGTTGCTGGCCCAGTTGGTGGACTGCACTGATGACGGTGTTGATGCTTGAGGAAATGGCGTCGGAGCTCTGGCGGGTTGCTTGGTCAGCGAAGTTGGTGGCGTTTTGCCTCTGCATGTTGTCGAGCTGCGCGTCCAAATGTCGTAGCCACTCGAGTAGATTGGCGTGAAGAGCGTGGAGCTGGCCGAAGAGCTCGTTCTGGGGCAAGGACCCGGCTGTGATGTCGTACCTATTCGGAGGCACGTTTGAGAGGAGGGCTGCCGTGGCGCCGAGAGCAGACTGTAGATCGGTGAAGAACACTCTCGAGTCGGATGGGACCTGTGACGAGCGGTCGTCAAGTCCAATTGTTGCAGCAGCCTGAGTGGGCTGCAGAGACGTTCGCATCGTTTGCAGGTCGGCTCGCACAGTCTCGAGGGCTTGGGCGAGGAAATCGAAGCCGTTGGCTGTAACAGTGTCAGCTCTGGCAGCCTGGATGTCGCTGCGTATGCCGGCCACGGCTTGATCCAGTTGGTTGTGAGAAGCAGTGGCGTGTACGTCATTTTGAAGTGCTTGGAGGCGTGCGAGTATAGTTGAGTGGGCACGGTTGAAGTAATCAACGGTGACGAAGGTCATTGCCTCCACTGCTCCAGGCGAAGCTCCTTATGATCTCTGGGACGTTGTGCTGCTCACACCCTAGAATTGACACGCTATGACCCGTAATGGTAATAGCGCAGTTCGATTTTGGACTTGCGTTAAGGGTGGCGGCAGTGACCACCAGCAGAGCGGTTACGATAGCTACTGTAAATAATAACGGCCACGAGGAGGACGCAGGAGAGCGCTGGCCAGAAGTTGGTTGGTGTTCGTGGGTGGCGTGTGGGTCCTGCATACAATATAAATTTGTTGCCGTCCCTGTAGGAGCCCCCGTGAGGTAGGTGGTGAATATTGTCTCCAACGTGTGGGCTATTGTCCTTGGTTAAAGCTAAGGTGATTAGTCCTAGAGACGTTCCGGCCACGACGGATAAGAGAACGTTGGTGTAGTCAGGCGGTGGTCTGAAGCTCATGGAACTCGTCGGATATTAGATGTAGCGTGCGGCGGGCTCGGGTTGCGGCAATGTAGAACAGGTCGCGCGAGCGGATCTCAGAGTGGTGATACACAACAGCGACTTCGTCAAACTCCAGGCCGCTTACCTCTCTTGGCGAGCGGCTACAGATGCCGTGTGAGTGTGTCAAGTTGCGTGAAATCTCGCCTAAATGGAGGATGACAGATGGCAGTGGTGAGTCGGCTGTCACGGGCCGGGTGATGATCTGTCCTGGTTGGTTTGAAACTATTTCAAACTTCCTGCCCGAGAGGAACTCGGCGACTGGTCGTGGAATTCTGTGTGAAGTCTTTTTGACGTAGTGGGCTGGGAGGCGGAGAGGTCCCTGGTAAGGGTCCCCGAAGATGACGTTGAAGTTGATGAGGGCGGAAGGCGGGCCAAATTGATATTCGTCGAGTATCCTGATTCTCGCCGCGTTGAGGCCAGTCTTCGGGTCAAAGGCGGTGACGCCCTGGTGTGTGAGATTGTCCCCGTAGGCAGGGCCAAGGGTGTTAGCGGTGACGTCTTGGTCGTCTAGGAGCTTAAGGATCAGAGTGCTTTTGCCACAACCTGGGACGCCGTGAATGGTTAAAGGGGTGGAGAGAGTGTTGTTAGTTCGAGTGAAACCAGCTTGAATCAGTAAGGGTTCTAGATCGGTAAACTTCATATTCACAATATTTACAAACATAATGCCACTAAAGCGTTATGTACAATGATCCTCACGTATGAGGGGAGCAACGAGGTAGAGTCTGTCAGCTTCGGCGTCGTACATTTCGGCATGGTGGGGGTTCGAGAGCAAGCGGTCGGATGTGATGTGGAAGGTTGGAAGGTGGTCGCCGGTGGCGGGCACACGCATGCCTTTCTTCACCAGAATGCGGGTTGTGAGCTGGTGAGCTTCCATCTCTTTCTCGGAGAAGATGTCGTAAAGTTTGTCGCCAAGCTTGTAGGCGTAGGTGTAGTCTATGGCGTAACTTCTTTTTACCTCCTCCATCTTGTTCAGTTCGATTGCGAGGCGTAACGACTGGTACAGCTGAATGGGCGATTTGACAATGCCGTGTGGGGTGAGCCGCCAACCACAGAAGTCCGGGGCATTGGTGACGAGTGGCTTGGCTTGAAGGGTGAAAAGGTGTTGTGAGAATTTCCAGCTAGGGCGTTCGGGGCAGGCTTTGTCGCGCACGAGGTCGTCCCCGGCGTAACACGCTTTCACGTTGCGATCAAGTTGGAACCTGAGGGCGTCGTAAGCGATGTTACACTCGGTGTTCGCGTCAAAAGTGGGCCCCTCGCCGCTTAATCGCATGATGGCCAAGTTCCCGACGAAAGTTTTCGCGTGCGTCTTAAGGAACCGGTAGAAGTCCAGCACTTGATCAGGGACCCCCAGATGTCTGGCCTTTCGAAGTTCGAAGTTGAGGAAAGTTGCATCCTGCGACTGGTCATACGCGCTGTAGTCTGAGGTGTAGGATGGTCGTGAAAAGTCCCATTTTTCCGTCACGAAGTCGTTGAACTGGCCCGGGGTTCGCTCGCACATGATGAAGACGTTGTCGGGCTGGTGAGCTTCGCGTTTCTTTCTCAGGTAAAGAGACATGGTAGCCGTAAGCGCGACTGTGGCTTGTTTGAAGGCGGATATAGTTTGTCCTGGTTTGAATCTGAAACCAACCTTCTCAAGTTTCTTAACCCACTGCGACTTGTTGAAGAGCGCGATGGCGTTGTCTGGGAAGTCGGGGTCCTGCCGAGCGTTGCCCTGTCGCAAATTGGTTTTAGACTTAGATAAGTACGTGCGTAGAGCGAGCTGCCGGCAGTGGACCCAGAGCTCTTTGTCGAATGGTTGTGGTTCCGTCGGGACGTTCATGAAGTCCGCATAGGCTTCGAATAGAAGGTCACCGGAGCTCATGCTCGTGGCAAGAGCTTTAGCATTGACAGCTGGAGAGGCGGTTCTGATGCGTTGCTCAATAGTTAGTTTGAAGAGCGCCTCGTCCTTAGCCTGTTGATGTGGGAAAAGTTGTATAACTTGATTCTCAGTCTGCATCAAGTTTGTTTTCTCCTGCCCGTCCCACAACTCTCTGGTGTCCTTATCTTCCATGGTCTCGATTTTTTCCTCAAGGAAGATGTCTCCGTTTGACACGGGGAGATGTGTCTTGATAACGGTTTCTTTCGGCTCAGGCTCTGGTGGTGGTTGCTCGGCGCCAGCGTCCTCTTCTTCTCGAATGCCGCTCAGCAGGGTCTTGAGGTAGGGTGTAGAGTCGAGTTTGGCGAGGAATTCTTTGTTGTCTGAATGGGTGTTGACAAACGTGATGCTCTCGGACGCGCGGGAAAACGCCGTGTAAAGCACTTCGTTGGAGCACAGTGGGGTGTCGTTGTCCAGTGCTATGGTGATGTGGGGCAAAGTCAAACCTTGGCAGCCGGAGTACGTCAGGGCGTTGCGGCCCAGGTCGGACAGCGCTGTTTGTGTGCGGTGTGCGGGTACCAGGACTGTGGCGCCGTCTGCTATCAGATTGGAACGGTGCACGGAGCCACCAAATTGTCGCTCAGCATGGACTTTGATGGGATTAGCAAGGCGTCTCGGTTGTCGGTGTGTGGCGTTAACGTAGTAGTCGCAGAATCGTTTGAAGTGAGACACGTTGTCACGAAGTGAGGCTGTTTGCGCATCGCGGTTTGGGTTGTGGTAAGTGGACTGACGTTGGTCGCCTGTGAGCACGATCAGCTCTACAGTGGGTTTGATAGCTAGATACGCGTCAATGTAGCCCGACGGCAGTTTGCCGTAGTCGTCAAAGATTACAACCTCTTTCCCTTCCCGTTCGCAGGCCTTTTCGAAGGTCATGAAACGCCTGGGGTCCATCTCATTCATCTTCTTTTTCCAGTCGAGGACCAAGTTGACGGTGGGTACGATAACGTTGACGCTTTCTCCTAGAGTCTTGTCAGATCTCAATAGTTCCTGGAGAGCTCGGCTCTTCCCGGCGCCGCCAGCGCCGTGGATCGTGAGCACCTGGACAGTTCTATCAGAACACTCGCATAGAGAAACCCAGGCACAAAGGACGTCTCGGCCAAGTTTGGGCAGCACGAGACCCGTCAAGTTATTCTTGACGTCCGACATGTAGCTGGTGGCCCTCTTGTTGTCTATCTTGTAATTATAAACCCTCCGTTCGAGGACTCCTGCCAGGTCGTGGAAAGCCTTGAGGGAAACGTCTTTCGGGTAAGGGGCAACCAAATCTTCTGGCGTGTTATCGTTGTAGTAGATTGGTTCGATGTAGCCCTCATTGTCTTTTTGGGGTTTAAGGGACGTGAAACCGTGCAGCTGGAGCAGGCGTTTGGTTACGTCGGGCAGTTCCTTAGGCTGTTCTTTGGCGTTGTTCTGAGTTGGAAGTGGTGCGGGCGGTGTGTTCTCATCTGCGTCCAACTGCGGCTCGGCCATGCTTGAGCCTAGGAGCTGTTCGATCTCATCCAGCTCATCTAGGAGTGGGTTGAGAGCCGGTGTGGGTCGGCTCATTTCAGACGTGTGGTCGTGTTCAGAGCTGATCGGGGTGGCATCGCGGGCCAGCGAGTAGGTTGCAGTTTTCCGGAATGTGATGGAGGTGCGGACGGTGGTGGCGCGTACGCCATGGCGGTGACTGCGTTGGAACCCCTTCGGTAGCGTGAAGAAGTCCCCGGTTGTGAGTTGGTAATCATGGTGGCCGGCCTTACAGTCAACGGTGAACACGGCATCCCCTTGGACGTTTACGGTGAGGATCTCTGAGTCAATGTCGTAACAGGGTTCATCATCCTTGTGTTGGCCTATCTTCCCACCCTTTTCATATCGTTGTACCAGGGCGTGGTTGAAGGCGGCGGGATCAAGTTGGCACGAGAGGACACAGTCGTCAAGCCAGGTAGGCCAGCCGCGGCTGTTGTGGGAGCCTCCGTTGTATGAGTAGTTTTCGCCGTCGCGTGAGAAGAACCAGGCCTCTCGTCGGGGTAATTGGTCACCGTCGACGAGGTTTGGGATGTTCAGATCAGCGTGGCGGATGTTCAGGCCTGGGGCGCCACAGCACTGAAGCGTGTCAGCTGAAGCGTCGTTTGGATAGCTGGCAGTCTCAGCCTGGTTTTCGTCCCACAAAACGAATTCGTCGTCAGTGGTTGCCGACTCATCGGGCGGCGAGTTCGGATCATGGCCTCCAGAGCCTGAAGGGACGTCACCGCCGTCGTGGCCGGCATCGACGGCAGTTCCGGGAGGGTTGGTGGGGTTGTCTTTTGTCAAAATGGCCTCTCGGTCGAGTTGGGCGAGCAGTTCGAGGTCTTCCAACGATATGACAGGCATAGGGTTGGAAGTTTGTTTCTTCTCTTCGGCTGGCTCGCTGTCCAACTCGAACCACAGAGCGCCATCGCTGGGTCGCCGCACGGGTTGTGTGACGAAAGGTACGGGAATGACGTCAGCTACGGACAAGAGGGCGGCGTAGGAGCTCTTTCCTAGGATGCCAGAGAGCATGGCTCTGATTCTAGCCTGAATTCTTGAGCTTAAGCGGCTGAGGAGATTCTTCTGCAGAAACGTTTCGTAGTCGCTAACTTGTTGCATACCCGTGGTGAAGAGGAGGAAGTTTGCGAGTCTGATTAGGTCAGCCATGGAATAACGTTTCAATTCAGATGTCTCTATCACTTGCCTAATTTTTGCGAAGATGTCCCGTAATGAGACTGCTTTCACGGAGAAGCAGTACGATTGCAAGCGCATTACCAATGTGTGTGGGTAAGTACCTTGGACATTCGCCTCTGGTGGGTAGAAGATGTGCGGCAGACGCACGTAATCGGAGGCTTGAAAGATCCATAGGGGTGCAAGCGGCCAGGGCACATGCTCACGTCGTCGCTGCACCAGCATCACGTGGTGTGCTGCTTTAGTTTCAATTTTTTCTATAGTTAGGTAGTCGGAAGTTCCGAAAGATATGTAAGAATTGGAGTGCGTTCCGACTTGGCCTGTGGAGAGCCACTTAAGAGTGGCGTAGTGGTGGACGTAGGCGCCTCCAGCGTGTCCCCCGGGCATGTAAGAGAAGTGATTCTTGTAATACTCCAGGCGGTAGATCTCTGGATACAGGGAGGGCAATCGGTGAAGGGCTTCAATGGGCAAAACTAATGTGGCGAAGAGCTTGTTTAGCCGTGGATTCTTGACGAAGAGCCACATAAGTTGCGCCGTGGACATAAAGTGGAGTGTGTCAGCGAGCACGCAGTACTCGGTTGACACGCGGGGGCATCGTGCGGGGTCTGATAAACCGAATCTGAGGACATCTTTTGGTTCGTGGCAGTAATTGGCGAGGATGTCCTGGTCGGGGCCCCTGTGGAGCAGATGGAGTTTATTTCTTTTCAGTTGTATATGTGTGACTGCTGTTTTTGGGAGGTAGTTGCCGATGAGTGACAGGCAGTCGTTTTCTATAATCTTGTCTGCGGAGTGGGTGTGGGAGATGGTGGCGAAAGGGGAGGTGGTGATCCCCAGGCGTTCGAGCGTGACAGCTTCGGCGTCGGAAACGGCGAAGGGTGCAACGCCTGAAGCCTTTTGTGAGGCTTCGCGAGCGTGTTTAAAGCACAGCTCCGAGTAGGCGGCTTTGGTGGAAGGATCGGTTACTTGATCGAGGAGGCGACGCACGTGGGTTGCCATACTAGATTAGAGTGTTCAGGGCTTCGCTAAGTGTCCTTATCACTTTAAAAACAGTATGGTGCGTTTGTTTAGTGTGCGTCAGTTTTGTT